ATATTGAATTAACAGTCACTGTTATCTGTATACCACCAGAACCAGTAGCACCGATTGCTAAAGCACTAGTTGAATTTGGCGTATTTAATAATGTAGCTACATTATTATTATCAGCAGGATAACCATTATCACCAGTCAAACCATCACCAGAACTATCTGGGGTTAGCCATTGTTGACATTTATATTTGAAAGTTGTTCCTTCAAAATGTGCTACTCCTTTTTCACCTAAATACTGAGCTGTACCAGCAGAGGTACTATGGCCTTGAATAAAGTAGTGCAATACAATCAATCTCGGTTTAAACCCACAAGTCACTGTGACATCATTATTCGCAGCTGCACTTGTAGATAAGTCCGCTACAACTCCTGTTGCGTATAGCGGTTTTTTCTCTATCAATAATTGAGTTGCACTTACAGCTCTACCAACTGGAATTGCCTGAGTTCCAGGTGTTACTCCGATCGTACCAGCAGTATCTTGAACGTAATATGTACTTCCTATGGTAAGTCCACTAAAACCATTCACTACACCGAAGGTTTGGAAAAAAACAGGATTACCTGTAGTTGCCGTTGATGTTGCAAAACCTACAAATTTATATTTTGTGTTATCGTTTGCATCTGCTTTAAAGACAGTACCAGCCGCTGGTACGTATACTGGCTCAGGTAAAGTACCACCTGCTAAATTTTCACCTGCATTTGCTGTTTTGATTGGTGTAATATAACTATTTATAAAACCATCATTCAAAGTTCCACCAGCTTCAGCACGAGGAATAACATTAGCACCTGCGGTAGCAGATATTGTTTCGGATACGTTGTTTGTATTTGTTAATACTAGTTTTGTTGTTGCCATATTTTTTTTAGTTAAATATTTCTATTACCCCCACCTCAGAAGATGAGGGTTAAGAACTGTTTAGAAAAATTCAGTATTAAGCATTACATAACTATCTCCAGCAGAACCTCCGCCTCCGCCTCCGCCGCCAGCTGAGCCAGCGCCACCTGCACCATTTGCTCCACCGGCTCCACCACCAGTACCACTACCAGCTGAACCACTAGCACCTGCCCCATTTCCACTACCACCGTTTCCACCAGCCCCACCAGCGTATCTATTGCCTCCACCAGCGCCTCCGCCTCCGCCGCCAGTATCACCAGAACTAGCGCCACCTGCACCGCCTCCACCGCCAGCACCACCGCTGACTGTCAAAGTGCCTGCATTTGCTGTTAAAGAATTGTAGATAATTGCCATAACACCACCAGCGCCACCGCCACCGCCACCAGCACCACCTTTGCCAGATGCTGAAGTTCCACCGACTACGCCAACTACACCAGCTGTTGTTATTGTACCAGTAAGATTTAAAGCTCCACCACATTCAATTATCAATCCGCCTCCACCTCTTGATCCAGCCCCCCCAGTACCAGCAGTTGAGTTACCACCGCCGCCGCCACCAGCGCCAGGACCAACCTTAATAAATCTTCCGTAAATATTTAAACTATAAGTCTGTGCTACTGTCGCGGAAGCACCACTACCGCCAGAATTACCACTGGAATTACTCCCACTTTCGCCCTCATCGGCTACTGAAATACTTCCGTGTCCGTCAGTACCAGCGGTAATTGCAGCTCCACCAGCTGCACCCATTCCTGAGGCGTCTATGGTGGCTGATATGGTCACCCCACCCTGAGACCTCAAAACTATATTAGTACCATTTGCGTGAGGGTTAGTAAACGTAAGATTGTTTGTCGCTACAGTGATTGATGTATAATTCTTAACTACATAAGCCGCACTACCCAAGTTTATTGCTACTGGGGTGCTTGTAGTGTCTAAAGCCCCATCTGAACCATCGCCACCAAAAGAACCATTCGTAGAAACCCAATCGTTATCTAATTTACCAGTCCCATCAGCAATAGGAATCCTACTAGCAGTTGGAGTTGCGGTAGCCATATTCAAAGCAGCTGCATCTTTAATATGTAATTCAGCAAAAGTTTTTGAACTAGAGCCTAAATCTCTTGTATCATCCAAATCAGGAATAATATCAGTAGTAATGGCAGTCAAAGCTGGATTGTAAAAATCAATTGAAGCTACCCACATTGTTACTAGAGAAGTATCAGCTACATTATAATTAAATAATATTGTATTTGAATCAGAAACTGTATAATCTTCGGTTGCACCCTCTCTCATTAATTGACCATTCTGAAACACTTGCAAGAAGTCACTATCTGGCCAAGAACCAGAAGATAGATCGAATGTTCTATTATCTGCACCAGTAGCTTCACTACCTAATTTTTCAGTTTTGTAAATTGTACCTGCTCCAGAAGAACTACCACCTAATACCCAACTAACCCCGTCTGCATCGTACACATAAAGTTTATCATCGTCAGAAGTTGTAGCAATATCACCTGCACTATTACCAGAGGATGGTAAAGCGGCAAAGTTTGCATAAGAACCTCTAATTGAAATCGGTATAGTTGAATAACTAGTTTCATTTCTACGTCTGAATTGTAATTGGTTTAATGATTTGTCATATTGAAAACGTGGATTAGTAGTACCTCCAGTTGCAAATTCAAAACCACCATCTTGATCTGTTCCATCACCAATTTTAAAATCTTGAAATCCAGTCTCTTCTACACCAGCAAATACTCTTTGGTGTTTAACCAAGTTAGCATTTGTAATCTTTACACTAGCACCACGATCATGCTCGAATTGATTAGCCGATTTATTGGTGGTCATGTCTACCTTAGACAAGCCACGAGTTACTACAGCTCCCGAAGAACCAGTCATAGTTACCCTTACGTGTTCCATACTGTTAGTTCCTTCGTCTATAGTAAGGATATACACACCAGAAAGAGTACCACCATCAGGATCGGTACTAGTAGCTAATGACAAAGTAGTTGCTGTACTTGATATTTTAGTAGCAAGACTTGTCTCGAAATTGGCTATAATTTTTGTTAAAGTCATAATTTTTTAATTATTTATAATGTTTGTCTATATCTTTTTAGATTTTTTTGTCCATAAGTTTGAATATCATACCAGTCAATTGTACTTACGCTAGCATAACCAACATCTTGAGCTACAAATTTCAACTTCACTTCATCAAATTTTTGTGTTCTCACTCTCATTTCATATCTATAATGATATTTTATAGTACCCAATCCACCACCAGCAATTTGTTTAATACCAATCTGATTCTGCCCTACAGTCACACCAGTTGCTGCATTAACATAGCTTCCAGTGCCGTCTATCTCCCCAAGTTCTATATACGCTCCTCTATCATAGGCTGCGAAAACTTTTATTTGTTGTGTTGTACTAATTTCACCTTCAATTGTTAATCTTTTTGTTTTCTTTAATCCATCTACACCTGTTTGAGAAAGTTTACCTTCCCAATAATTCTCAACCAAGCTACCATCTGCGCTAAAGCCAAAGAATATTTTATAAACATTATTTGATATACTATCCCCTGCCCATAGCTCACCATCATTATTTGCTAAAGCAGAAGTAAAGTATTTTAATGTGTCAAAACTTTTCCATATTTTATGAAAAGCAAATACTCTGTCGTTATCTGTTGCAGTCGAAGAACCAGTGAATATAATATAATCACCCTGTTCAGTAGCTGCTCCGTTTGAGAAGTCATAGCCAGTTAAATCTAAATTATATGAAATTGTTACTGGGACTACTTCATCATTATATTGTCCTAGGGTTAAAAGTTTAAACCTTGGAGCACTTTGTTCACCTGTATCAATGTAATAAATACCCTCTCCTGTAGCTATCGCAGCCCTCCAGTTTTTCATACCAACTTTTCTTCTCCATATTTGATTAGTCGGAGCTAAATCATCTACTGGCATTGAGAATAAATAAGCATTATCTTCGTGAATACAATAGAAATTTGTACCATAGGGCAGAACATTTAATAAGTCTCCACCAGTATTTTGTGGTAAAAAATAACCTTCTGTTGCCAGTCTTGTGCCTGAAAATGAAAAATCTGCTATTCCTTTTGTCGAACTATCTTCCCAACTATATGTTGCTGTAACTGACCCCGTTGTAGTTGTATCAAAAGTAATATTATAAGCTCCAGTCATGTAATTTATTGTACCTGTAGCATCGCCAGTAAAAGCACCCTTATTATCATCTTGTGCATCTTGTGTCCCGTCTGTGAAGCTTACTGTGAAACATGTTCTGTTAGCATCACCTGCTTTAAAAGCTAGTATGCCAGTGTAATTAGTAGAGCCAGAAATCCCAATTGCTTCAGAAGTTATTTTAGTATAATTATTTGTATAATTTTGTGTATCTTTATAACTTCCATATAGATAATTTCTGGCAAGTTTATTATACCAGAGGTGCAGCCTACTATTCTGTGTATCAATATAACCCCTGTGTTCACTATCGAAAAGGTCAACATAATCACCAGGATTTGCTGTCATGATTTTAAACAAACCTGAATTTGGACTCGAAAGCCATGTTTGATAGCCTGCCACACTAACATATTCAGCTAATGATACATCTTCTCCATCAGCAGCAGTAGTTAATATGTCAGTACCAATTTCTTGCCATTCGTCGCTACTATCTAAATATTTTGCTTTTTTGCCGTGTGTGCAGAAAGCCTGTTTAGTTCCATCAGCTAGGCTTGATACTTGTAATCCAGTTACCTTTCCTGTACCTGCAATTGCATTATCACCATCAACCATAGTGTAACCACCACTCAATTCTATCTTATCACCCTTAGTAAGCCAATTAAGTGATTTTGATGCAGCCATTTCAGGAATAGAAAAATCCTCGATAGTATCGATTATCCCCTTATCAAAATTTTTAACTACAAATTGACGTACCATATTTATATTTGAGTTGGGCTTTTACCGTAATTAAGTGGCATTCTATTCTTTGATTTTAACCTATTATCCCAAGCTATCATACTATTCCATTTCTGCGTATAGTATTTTTCCCATCTACCGTCCCAGGCTCTGCTCTTTTCACCAGCGTCAGAAGCATAATAAAGTTGAGCCATCTTATAAGGCAATATGCTGTGGAATCTAGCTGGAAAGCTCCATGATGTTGTGCTTATTAAATCAGCAGAAGTTGCTGTGTAATAAAGTGTTAAAGTAGCGCTGTTATAATTGATAATCTCAATTGTATCTCCATTTATATCTAAATAATAAGTATAAACATCGTAACTACGTACATCTTGATCTTCTTTTTTTATCTTAGTGTACTTACTTGATCCGTCCGTAAGTAAAATATCTACATTAAAACGAGTAGGAAGGGCTGTGCTAGATGCTGTAATTGATGTTGATGTTTTAGTCTGCTCCCAAGCATTATCTGTCTCAATTTCATCTTTGGCATCGTTCATAAGTTGGTACATGTAATCCTCATCCAACTCATCATCAACCATGTTTATAAATTTTGTAATTATTTGTGCTCCAGTCATATAATTTTGTAGTTAAATATATTAAAGTCCCCTCCGAAGAGAGGACTTTTAATATCTAGGTACGACCTGATGTGTCAATTCTAACATCAACTAAGGCTTTAGCACCTTCTGCAAATGTCTTTTTACCATACAAAGCGTTTGGTTTAAGATATTTACCGAATTGCAAAGGTATGTCAGATACTTTTAGGTTTATACTTTTTTGTATAACCATATCGACAGCACCCTTTTGTCCGAACATCAAATGAGATATTTCACTATCCCAAGCATCACTTCCATCAGTAAAGGTTTCTGAAACTAACACGTAGTCTCTACCTTTCATAGAAACTGTTAGAGTGTTTGCAGTAGCATCATCAGTAGCAGTTGTCCACTTTAATAGCTTTTGATTGGCTGCACTAACAGCGGTATAACCAGTGTCAGTAGCTTCAGCGATAGATGTACCAGGTGCGTTCAAAGCGTTTTCCATATTAGCACGAGTAGCATCAGCAGATGAAGCGATGTGTAAATCACCAGCAGAACCAAGAGTAGCAACGAAAGTAAATGTTACTCCATTGATAACAACAGTGTCATTAGCTGTTGGGTTAGTTGCCAGTCCGATAACACCTTCCCACCAAGTGTTGGTAGAAACAAAGTTATCAAATTCAAAGTAAGTATTAACATAACCATGTTTACCTACCATGTCTCCACGTTCAGTAGCTCTTCCACTAACAGCTAGATTTAATATTTCGTTAAAATGAGGATCTATGTTAGCAAAACCAGATGAACCACCAGGTTTCATGTTTCCTTTTTTAATAGAAGTTGTGTCTATTCTTGGATCACCGATACCAGCAATAGCTACGTTTTGAGCTTGTAGTTTGCGTAAGGCAGCACTATAAACATTAAGAACGTTAGAAGTAGTAAGAGCGATACCACCAGCAGAACCACCAACATCAGCACCATCTACATAACTGGCAGCATTCTCTACTTCAGCTAGGTAATCCATGTCAATCATACTATTAACAGCACTCATCAATCTTTTAGCGTATTCTGATTGCAAAGCAAAATTACTTTGAATCTCATCGAAATCATCAATAGGTAGAGCAGCTGCTGGAATAGTAGTCACTGTCAATGTTTCGTTTGTTTCAGCCACATCAATTGCAGTCAAATCAGTACCACGGGTATAGAAACCCATATCCTCACGAGAAAAATCTGTGTAAGGACGTGTTACAGACTGACCACTTTTCAATTTGGCTCTTTCCTCAAAAGAGGCTTGTCCAGCCCATACAGGAACGCTAAAACGTGTAACCTGCATTCGGTCTGACATCTTTGTCTCAAATACATGTGTATTAGCCATATAAAAGGGTTAAATCCCTTGCCTGGCTAGTCAACATCAATATACCTACTTTGATTTGCTTCTTGGTATTTAACCAATTTAGCAAACTGTTCGGGGTCATTTTGAGCCAGTTTATGTTCTTCAGCAGGAGTAATCTTGCTAAAGTCGATAATCTCAGCTCCATTACCGTCGCTAGGTTCTACTGAGTAGTTATCCTTAAATTCAAATTCACTTTTATTTACTTTGTAAATGTCTGCGAGTTTGTAAGTGTGATATTCCTCTGTAAAAGCCAGTTTGGCAACTTCTTCTTTGACCTTACTGATGTGTTCCGCCGTAGCAGAAGGGAAGTCTTTCTGAATTAAGGAAGAAACTTGATCGTCAAATTCCTTATGGACTTTGGCAATCTCTGTTTCTTTTTCCTGTTCAGCAGTAAGCTCATTTAACTTAGAAAGTTTCCCTTCTAAGGGCTTTTGAACGAAACCAACTAATTTCTTTACAGCATCAAGGTCCATTCCTTGGTCTTCAGCAAACTTTATCAGCTCGCTGTCGTCCTCAGGTTCAGATTTGGATTGATTAGCTTTAAGCTCTTCAATCTCTGCCTTGTGTGTAGCTTCAAGTTCCTTAGTGGCTTTCTCTACTGCTCGTTTCTTTTCCTTTTGGGCTTTTGAAACGGTCATTGTAAAGATTTTACGCTCCTGCTTCTCAGGTTTTGGATCTTCCTCTGGCTCTTCGGCCTCGGGTTCTTCCTCAGTTTTTTCTGGTTCGTCCTCTGGTTCAGTCTCTTCAACTTCAACCTCGGGTTCTTCCTCGGTAGTTTCCTCTACGTCGTCATTTACAGTTTCCTCTGGCTGTGTTTCGTTGTCAGCTTCAACTTTGTCTTCTTCAGACATATAAGATTTGTTAAGGTTTTGACTAACCTATGAATTATTTATCCTCGCTGTTTACGAGAAGATTTTAACAACTTGACTGTTGCCACGGAATAAGACACTGCTGGGTAGCAGTGTTCGTAAGTCAGAAGACAATTACCCCTACAGAAATCGCCTTCGTGGCTTACGTAACTGCCACCAAGTGTTGTAGGGGTATTAAATTGTAATTTGTTATTCTTTTACTTCTTCTTGATCTTCAGTTATAACATCGTTGGCTGTTTTGTTTTCTACTTTCAATGCTTCTTCTTCCTCTTCCATTTCTTTTACTTTAGCGTCAGTATAAAACTTTATGCCTTCAGTATCTTCTAATTGAACCCACTCTCTAACTTTCTTAAATTTCTTTTTCTTTTCTTCCTCGGTTGGCTTGAATACTTTTATTTTACCATCAGTATAGTAATTCATCCAATGGTATACTTTGCCATCTTCGGTTAAAGCTGTGATTGTTCTACCTTCAATTATTTGAATTATTTTCTCCATATTATTTATTCATTTTAGTAAGAAAACTTTCTGCTAATTCTTTATATTTCTCTCCATGTACTTCTAGGCTGTATGTCCTTACTTCTTCTTCACCTTTATAAATTACACATTCTGCTTCACCACACTCAGAAATGTAAAGATCTGGGTTAACTTCCTCCAAAACTGGGCGATCCACCTTTTCTTCTTCTACAACCTCAGCAGGGTTTGCTTCAACCTCTACAACTTCTTCAACAACCTCAGCAGGTTTTGCTTCAACCTCTACAACTTCTTCAACAACCACTACCCCTTCTTCTACTTCAGCCATCTTGGCTGCCAATAGTGTATTTAAAACCTCATTACTAGCATTACCTTTGTGGGGTACGCCTAGTTCGGTCAATTTAATCTTGACCTCTTCTCTTGTTAGTTCTACTTCACTCATATTTTTAATTTTTTTAAAAATGAATTAGTTTTATTAATAACTTCCTCTTGTATGTTTAGTTCCCTCGATAACCACATGCACCTTTCTTTATCAGTAAGTAATATTTCTCTCTCTACTTCTCCCAACTTCTTATAGGTAAGTAGCTTAGTATTTATATCATTTACTGCATTAGCTAGGTCTTGTAATAATATTTTGATACCTTCGTGATTCTTCAGATCCAATATTATTTCAGCTTTTTTGCCCATCCTCTCAATCTTGGTAAGCCTGTCAGAATGTTTAGGATGTTTATTTTTGTATTCTGATAAGTCCATAATTAAGGAGTTACTGTTTCAGCTATTCGTGCGCTTGCTTGTGCTGTTCCAGGTAATGTACCTTGTGGAATAGTAGTTTCACCAGGCCGTGCTAGTGCAAGTCTCTGTTCTTGGATGGTTGTTTGCTGTGGATCTACTCCACCTGGATTACCACCTACTTCCGAAATCATTTGTTTTGCCTCTAGCTCTCTTAAATTCTTTTGTCCATTATCTATTGCAACCTGTTGATGAGCTGCCATATAGGCAAGTAAATTATCAAACTGTTCTTTCTTTCTGCGATCAATGCCCGTTTCATTTCCTTTCTTATCGAGCTTAACCCAATCTAGGTTGCTAGTTGCATAATTAAGGATTCTTTCCATGAAAGCGACAGTAGCTCCGTTGTTAAGCTTTGGTGTGTTACCTAACAAGATTTGTTGGATTGCTTCATCAGCTTCGTTCATTAGTTCTTGATCGAACACACTATCTACATCTAAAGCCTGTTGAATATCCTCGTCTGTAAACTCTTCACTCTTTAATCTAGTCTTTATAACCCAATCTGGACTAAGTTTGCTTGGGTAAGCACCTGAAAGATCGGCGATAGCTTTGGCTTGTCGTTCACTTTTAACCGCATCAACTTCTTGTTCTCTAGCTCCTCCACTTACTTCTACATCGTCCACATCACCAACATCAGACAGTTCCATTCGTGAAAGTTCCATCAATTTAATTCCACCTTTGCCCAACATCTCTAGTGACATTACTTCTGTTAGGTCTTTTTTCAATCCCCAGAAGAAGCGATAACCTTTACCAGCGTAACTTTCTGAGTATTCTTTATTCACTGTACCAATCAAATCAGCGTCTTGGGCAAGTTCTCCATAGTAGATTCCTACTTTAGTATCTGGTTTATCAGTCCCTTGACCGCCTACACCAGATTTACTTTCCATGAAATTATTAAAGAACTCTGCTAGTTGGATTGTTGTTTTAATCTCTGGAGTATCAATTGTTACTATACTGTTTTCTGCCCCAGCTCTACTTACAATTACATTATCTGGTACATAATCAATCAATTCATTTATATCATCTACTGCATTTGCAGCTATCATTCTCATTGGTCTTGACCTACGTTTCTCGTTTTCAAGTGCATTGTTAAGTAGGAATTTAATAGCTTCTGCACTTGGCAATATGTCATCACCTACACCCTTAGTCCAGAAAGCGTACTCATCATAGTTAACTGCCCATGATACATAAGGTGTTTTACCGCTAGCAGTTACTTCTTTTAGCTCTTCGCATCTGACATAAATACCTGTACCCATATCAAATAGCAAGTAATACCAGACTTCTTCGTGTTTCATTATCCATTGGACTAGGTTGTAGCCATCATTTAAATTCTTGGTTGATTTTACATTCAATGAACTAAGTCTCTCTTTTTGTTTATCAATAGCTTCTTTAACACCATCTTCGGCTGTACTCATGTTCCAGTTAAATAACTGCTCTACTTGTTTTGAGTCATAAATACCTTTTTTAACCATCTTCTTCAGCCAAGTCTTGGTTTTAACTATGTTTACTTCACCGTGATATTTGCCTGCCTCAAGGTCTCCACGACCTGGATCAGCTATAAAATTGTATACATCAACCACATCATAATGTGAATTGTACTTATTCTTTACTGATGTTGAGTATATCTGGGCAATTCCACGGCCAGATAGTAACGCACCTTTCTTTTCTGCTCTATCTTTTCTTGCCCATCCACCCCTAGTTGAACTACTTTCTTGAATCCATGCTTGTTTAATTTTCTCTGATAGGTTTTTTCTATTAGGAATCTTAAAATTCAAAGTTGGTGGTTCATCTATCTTTGAGTAATAACTATCAATCTGTTTTGCCATAATAGCAAAAGGGATGTTCATTACATCAGTCTGGTTCTCGTCATTCTCACTAAGGTTGATTTGTTTATTGTTATACAAATCAATAATGGTTTTGACAGTAGCCATCCTGTCTTTCTTAGCATCTAAGCCTTCTGATAATTGCTCAATAGCCTTAGTTACTAATTTTTTTGCTAAAATTTTATCCATATATGGTTGCTTTAGTTTTTGGTTTTCTTCTTTTTTTAGTAATTGTATCTACATTCATGTAGTATTCACTCAGCCCATACCGTAATGCATCGAGTGCGTGATTCCACATATCTTCAGGGATATTAAGTATTTTATCTTCCTTATCTGTCTTCCAAAGGTAGTTTCTATACTCTTGGAGTATGTTATAACTTCGTTTTGTTATACTTATTCGTTGGTCTTGGACATATTGTATGCCCTGATTGATACTTCCAGCCCCCTTAATCGCTGGTAGTATTGTGATTCCGTACATCTTTATCTCGTCAATACTCTTTGGTTCTGCACTATCAGCCATTACTAGAATGCTCGGATCACCTAAATTTTTAATAAAATCTGCTAATTGTTTATTTGATAAACCTTTTTGGTATAATTGTTCGTCTAATATGTAGCCACCATCGTGTTTGTAGATGTCTACAATCGCTGACGGGTCATTACTATAGCCGAAATCTAACCCTCTACGCTCTAATCTTGCTTCGTGTGGTATCTCATCAATGATATTCCAGTCTTTATATACCTTTCTTTCTACACTACTTGGCTCTCCTAGCCATTTATGTTTGTATAATGCTGGTCTGTTTGCCTTATCATCCTCAATTTCTTTCTTAATTTCCTGTGGCATAAAGCCATATTTCTCTGCAATATCGTAATTCTCGTTGATAACCAGTGTGTTTGGCCTACCCTCTAGCACTAATCTCTTATGTACTGGGTCATCTTCTAGCAATCTGTTATAGGTATAAATCAATTGTGAACCATCCTTACGGACAGTCGGTGTTAAAACTTCTAAACTTTTGTTTGAAACTGTTTGGGCTTCTTCTGTCCAGGCAATATCAATCCCTTCAATGGATTTAATACTCTGCTCGTTGTGCCATAGCCCCTTAAATATAAAATCTGAACCTGTTATTGTGTTAATGATGGTCTTATCAGTAACCTTAAACTCGTTCATTTTGTACTTTTTAATCAAATCAGCCAGTAATTGATGTGAACTTTCCGCTATACTGTTCTGAAACTCACGGAAACACGCTACTCTTATCTTGTTTTGCCTTGCTCTAACCAGTAAAACTCTTGCTACTGTGTGTGATTTTAACGAAAACCTACCACCATACACTGCAGCTTCACGCCAATCAGTGTCAAATAGGGGTTTGTATTCAATCGGTATCTGAATTATTTGTTGGTTTTTCATCTATAAATTGGACTAATGCTACGTTAATGTTCTCCCCGTTGGTGGTGATGTCTGTGCTTTGCTGTGGCATTCCATCGACATAATTCCACATTTGCTTGATAGTCTGTTGGTCACCCTCTTGAATTGCCTTTTTCATTATTCTTTTAACTAATAAATCTAGGTATGTAGCTTTATCTTGTCCCGGTGGTATTTTTTCTAGTTCTCTTTTAATTGCTGTAGTTATGCTAACTCCAGAGCCCTTTGGTCTACCTCCTCCAGGATTTCCTTTTGTAAATTTTCCCGTTTTAGGGTCTGTGTACGTTTCCATACGTTTTTATTCGTTTACTTTTATTGCTTCGTCTCCTGTATAATTTTCCCATCTTTCTATTATTACATCAATGTATTTAGGGTCTAGTTCCATTCCGTAGCATTTTCTACCCTTACAATTCTTGAATTCTTGCTCAAAAATAGCTTCTAACTCTACTAATGTTTTACCTTCAGCTTCGATAGTGTGATATTTTTTACACTTAAAACACTTTTTCTTAATAGTCATAACCAAAAATTTACGTGCACGACCAGCTTTCTGGTTCAAGAGACAGCAGTCTCTCGCTATACGCTGGATTTTATCTTGCAAGGCTATTGATGTTGCCACCACTGAAGGAGGGGACAGCGGGTTCAACACCAATAGCTCTACAAACAAAAAAGCCGTGCGTTAAGCAGGCTATCCTTTTATTAAATTGTTTGACAAGCATTGCATACTACCTCCAATAATATTAATACTGCTAATATAACACATTTTTAATACCCATGCAAGAAACAAATATAAAAGTTATCCACAGTTGACTATTGACAGACTATTGGTACTGTATTACAATATCAATAGTTAAAACAAAGCGTTTTAGCAGGGGGGGAGCTAACACTTGGCTGGCTACGGCTGGCACTTGGCTAGCTCCTCATAAATAATTCTTAACAAAATATTTATGAATAAAAGGAAATTTGGGTGGAAGTTTTGGAAAAAATATGATGAAGATAATGAAGTTCCAGCCTGTTCTACCTACGAAGTAATCAAAACAATTGGTTGGGGCCTCCTAATCATCGCTAGTCTATTTAGTATGCGTTGGGTACAAGACCACTATAACCATCAAATAATATGTGTAGACACTTCATCAAACTATATCTCAAGTGGTACAACAACACACAAATAATTAGAGGACTGCAAGGAAAGTTCAGTGAAAGAAGACATAAACTAATAGAACGTTTTAATAAAATACTAAGTAAATTCTTATGAATATCAAAAACATAAAAACAAACGAAGACGGCAAACTACAATGCCCAGTTTGCAATGAGTTTGAATTAGAAGAAATAAAAATATTTGATACCTCCTCAGATGAGTCATACGATACTGGTGATCTAAAATGTGATAATCCGGATTGTGATGCTGAGTTCTCTCAAACGAAAGGAGGGGAACTTCTATGAGTAAATCATCAGAATGGGCTTTAGAATCCCAACAGGCAGAAGAGAATTTTGCCAGAGAAGAAAACGAACAAGACGACAGACAATTACAAGAGGCTATTTGTAAGTTCTGTAAATCACCTCAAATCAGAAAAATAGACGAAGATGGTAGTTTTATCAACCACTGTACAGTCTGTGATGCAAAATGGGTTTAGTTTCACCTAGTTTCACCTAGTTTTATCAACAGTTGGTGAAACTAAATTCTTGGCTAACTACACATAAAAAAAAGGTAAAAGTTATATAGTTATATCTATATATCTATATATATACCTATTATATTATATATATACCATTTTTAGCCATTTCTCATTTTTTATAAAATAGACCCCATCAGTTGGTGAAACTAAGATTTACCCCTTTCTGTGCTAACCTTAGCTTAAAAAAGGGCAAAAGTAGTTTTATCAACATGGTGAAACTACAAGAGTTAGCCAAAAAACAGCATTTTGTCTCCAGCTTGACTAGACCTTAAAAAACAAGTATAATATACCTATTCATAAAAAAACAATCGATATGTCCACCAAAATTTATAAACAGAAACCAGCAGAAGAGACCGAAGCAGCGATGCTAGGTAAGGCCATTGTTTGCCTTATGAATTCTCTCCTGCTGGTTTTTTAGTATAAAATTATGGATATACCTCTACCAAAATATGCTAGCAACATCATAGAAAATTACCTCAAACCCACTAATAGCACTACTCCAAATGAGGTTTTGCTACTAACCCTCAACTCATTTTGCTCACGAGCTCTTTGCTATAATAGGGTTAAAATAAAAGAAGGCTATGATATAAATCTCTTCCCAAACATCTATGGTATGGTTTTTATGCCATCTGGATTTGGTAAAGACAGGGCGTTGTTCTATATGAAAAAATGCTTTGAAGAAGTTTCAGCCAGTATCGAAACAAGGGTGGAAGGTTACATTACTGACACAGAAGAAACAAATACCCAACACGCTGAGAATCAAGACTGGAGTGCTAAAAGAGTAAGAGGCTATATCGCTGATAACACTCCTTATTACTTATCCGATACTATAGGCGATGCCACCCCCGAGGGGTTGCTGTCTTTAAGAAAAGAGTTTGAAAAAGCTGAATTTGGTTCGCTCCATTTCTCCAACTCAGAGTTCATTGACTACATCTGTACCAAAGACGCAAATAAAATCTATATGATTTCATTACTGAAAGACGCCTTTGAAGAAGGTAACAACCCTCACAAAATGATTAAAAGCTCCAAAGTAAACAACGCTGTTAGCGGTGTACCCCAAACAATGCTCGTTCACTCTAGTCTTTCTGGGCTTTTAGAAAACGAGGGTGCGAACCAAACCTTAAAAGACTTTTTCAACCGTGGTTTGGCTAGACGTTCTTTCGTTTGTTACCCAAACATCTCTAAAGCAAAACTTATACGCAACACCTCTGACTATTCAGAACATTTGTTAAAAGCACAACAGTTGTTTAGTAAAGTCTTTAAAAACACACAGAAAAATAATATTATCGGAGTGCCACAAGATGTTGTTAACACATATCGAGCTTACGAAGAATACAACTTTGAGATGGCTTCAAAAATAAAAGATTACGAATACGAGGCTAAGCGTTCTGAGCTTATGGACAGGCATAGAAAATCTTTAAGAATGGCGGCGATTATAGCTATTTTCTCTCGCCCCGATGATGTGGATATGGACGGTAAATACAACATTACCGCCGAAGACTTTGAGTTGGCACGAGAGCAAGTAGAATTTTATAGCCAACAGTTCAAAGCACTTTATGAGCGCAAAGCTCCTTCCGACGCAACAAGAATTTATGACTTACTAAAGAAAAAAGAAATGTCAAAAGGTGAGATTGGTGAATTACCACTTGCCCCAACCAACTCAAATAAAAAAACCTTCTGGTTAGACAACACTATTGATGCTATCGAAACGCTTTGCTCCGACCGTGGTGACATACTTGAAAAAAATGTTGGCAAATATAATAAACAAACATTTAAGATAATATCTTATGACGACGCAGACAAAAAAACTCAGCTTCAAGGAAGAATGCGAGCAATTGATGCGAACTAAAAATAAACGCTACCCTTTAATCGGCACATACGACCCAACAGCTCGCAATCTTTCACCGATTGAGGTTGACACAAAAACAGTTTGTGAAATTTGTGGCAACACCGGCTTGGCTCAATACCACCCATTTCCGGCTTGTGAAAAATGCCTTGATGAACGTGAGAGGATAGAAAGAGAAGCAATAAATGCTTTTTCAGATATGGATAGCGTCGAGGAGATAATGAATATCTACGAACAAAAAAAGAAAGACGGCGTGCCTAAAGTAGAGCTAAACAAATTTAAACGATTCCTATATAAATTTATTGGCAAGCCTAAGTCAAATAAAAACATAGACAAGGAAGATATAGCAGATGTCCAAATAAATGACATCCTTGCACACATGGGAATCTCAAAGGTAAACAAGCAATACAAATACACTACCTACCCCTGCCCCTTTCATAACGAAAAAAACGGATCGTTCTTTGTCTTCAAAGACAACAAAGCCCACTGCTTTGGTTGTGGATTCCACGGCGATAACATTGCCGTCTATATGAAACTTTATAATTGTGATTTTAAAACCGCATTAAGCGAGTTAATTAACTATTAAAATATATGAAGAAAGTAAGTAAAATGTTCGGGGAGTCTATTCTCCCTGAGTGGGGTGAAGAAGTTAAATGCCCTGAGTGCGGGTTTGAATGTACCCATATTGAATCAATTAAGCAACACACAACCCATAAACACTGGGATGGTGGTGGCTACTCGGTTACAATTACAATGTTTTGTGAATCAGGGCATAGGTGGACAACCAGGTTTGGTTTCCACAAAGGAAATGTTTTTGTAAAGAACTACAAAGAAAAACGAGTAAAATTAGACTATACTAATGAAATTGACTACTGCGTAACTCATCGCCAAAAACTAGAACAACAATTAGATAAATTCAAACAAGACTGCCTTGCTAAGTTCGACAAAGGCAGAAAAGAACATAATGAGGACATCTCTAAAATAGATTATGAAAAAGAAATCTACGATGAGATGCTAGACCTAGTAAATTATTCAATTATGAAGAAGTTACTATGAAATACTTTTCAACATTTAGTGGTATAGGGGGATTTGAATTAGGAATAAAACAATCTTATGTGGAAACAACTACGAGAAGTCAGGAGCGAAGAGGGCAAGAAGATACGGAGAGAAACGAAGGACAGGGACTTCTCACCACGAAGGGGGAAGGTTCTTCAGCCTCGACCAGACAATCTAGCGAACACGTTGGGGACGAGTCTGACGAAGGACAACCTACTTGCGTGGGTTACTCCGAAATCGATAAATACGCAATCCAAATCTATCAAAAACATTTTAACCACAAAAACTATGGAGACATTACAAAAATCAACGAAGAAGAACTCCCAGACTTCGACCTTATCGTTGGGGGGTTTCCTTGTCAAAGTTTTTCAATCGCTGGAAAACGAGGGGGTTTTGCCGATACCAGAGGTACGCTCTTCTTTGAAATCGCTAGGATTATTAGGAAAAAGCAACCACGCCTTTTATTGCTTGAAAACGTCAAAGGGTTATTATCTCACGACAAAGGGAGAACATTTACTACCATCGTCTCCACGCTTGATGAATTGGGGTATGACATCCAATGGCAAGTGCTTAACAGCAAAAATTTCGGTGTCCCCCAAAACAGAGAGCGAGTGTTCATTGTCGGACATCTTAGAGGAACAAGTAGACCAGAAGTATTTCCTATCGAAGCAACAAACAGAGCGACTACTTTCTCTAAAACCATCAGAACGGGGGGCAGTAAAAGTTTAACAAAAAAGCACGCATGGGATTTGATTCAAATAAATAAACCAAAACACAGCAACGATAGAGTGTATGGCACAGATGGAATAAGCCCAACACTTAATACAATGCAAGGTGGCAATAGACAGCCATTTGTAGCAACAAGAAACGATGGTATGGAAGTAGAGATGGAGATATCTAATGCTGTAACACCAGATGCGTATCTAACAAGCGGTAAAAGAAAAGTAGTCAATGGTAAGAGCGTCTTAACATCTATGTATGATAGGAGGATAAGACGACTAACCCCAACTGAATGTGAAAGACTACAAGGTTTTCCTGATGGTTGGACAGAGGGAGTAAGTGACACACAAAGATATAAGTGTCTAGGTAATGCAGTGACTGTAAATGTAATTGAAGCTATAATGAAAAAGTTATCCACTATTGACAAGACTACCAATATTGTGCTATAATTCAATATAACAAAGCGTGCTTAGGACGACCACTCGACCTAAGTAATAATAATCCTAACACTATGGGTTTATACGATGAAGATAACATTGTAAAAGGCAATTGGGCCAAATGGGACGAAGTTGGAAAAACATACGAAGGTGTGTATGTCGAGACATATCAAAAGCCAAGCAAATACAAGCCTGGCGAAATGCAAGATGTTTATGTACTTGTTGATGAAGATGGAGCATCTTGGAATGTAGTTGGTCCAGGAAATAGAAGCCTGGGACAATTTAAAAATACACCACTAGGTACTTTTGTTGGTGTAAAATACACTGGGGACTCTGACCCAAAACCAGGACAAAATCCAGCGAAGAGTGTCTGTGTATTCTGTGAAAAAGATGAGAATGGTAAACCAACAGATGTTCGTATGGATGTATTGGAAAAATACCAAGGTAAACTATTTGATGAAGAAAATTCTTTAGAAGAGGAACTTTAAGATTATTTATTCTGCTAGAGTTTACGCTTTTGCTCTAGCAGGCAATAATGATTTTAATTTATTGGGGCAGTGGTGTGGTAACCTGGTGTGTGTGATGAAGGACTGGGTTCGATGCCCCCCCACCGCAAACCAGTTGCCTGCCCCAATAAGCAAATATCTATGGGATTATATGATGAAAAAAATAAACTCAAATCTGTCTACATGCCGGTGCGTAAAAGCTGCCAATCATGTTTTGAAGAATTTGAGACCACCGAGAAGTGGCGCAAGCGTTGCCCCGCTTGCAAAGAAGTCGACGCCCCTTATCGAAAACAAATAATTAATATTAATCAGAAAGTACCATTTTAAAATATATGACAAAAGAAAAAAAAGAAGAAAAACCAAAACTAACAGACGAGGAGAGAGAGAAAAAGATAGAAGCATTTGGAGAAGAATTAAAAGCTCTAATCACAAAACACGGTTGTACACTTAGCCCACAAGTGGTTATCACTAACGGCAAGGTGCAAAGTGGTTTAGTAGTTGAAGTTTTAGAATAATTATGAATTTAGCTCATCAAACAGCAAAGGCAGAGGTTTTGCTAACCAAGATTGAACAGGTTAACATACCTAGAATAGAATCCGAAATGGACTATTCCAATGCTTCAGATTCTGTTGCATTCATAAATAAAACAGTAAAAGAAATAGATTCGGTGCGTCAGACCATGACTAAGCCTCTGGTAGCACGTCAAAAGGAAATAAATAATGCCTTCAGGCCTCATATTTCGTCCGCTAAGGCCGTTTTAGATGAAATTAAGGCATCTATGCTCACTTTCCACAAAAAACAGGAGAGAGAGCAATTATTGCTTGAGCAGAAAGCCATGAGTGAGTCCCAGGAATCGCATTTAATAGTAGAAGATAAGGTTGCTAACATTAAAAAAGCACAGCACTCTAGTAATACCAAAAAAACTACTACCAAGTATCGAACTAAAGACCCGACACTAAGAGATGTCGTGACTATCAAGCAGAACAAAATGAAAGAATGGGATTTAGAACATAGTAGTTGCCCTGAATGGGTGGAGACATATCAAGAATCTTCAATAGTTGTTAGAAGAAAAAGATGAAAATAGAAATAAATAACACAATTAAAATCACAGGACTGCCGTTGAAGTACAAGAACATAATTAAGAAGACCTTACGGCTGAATAATCCTAAATTCCACATGATGAAGCGGATGGGAAAGAGTATTTGGGGTATGAAGCCAGAGATAAAATACTACTCTGATAAAGATGGAGTATTTGAAATCCCTAGGGGCATGAAAACTAGGTTAATAACTTACTTGAACAAAAATAGTGTTCAATACGAGTTAGAGGAAGATTATGTAGAAACACAAGCTGAACAAAAAAAAATGAGTAATAACATACTGCTCAGACCCTACCAAGCTCCACTTGTAAAAAACCTGTGCAAAAGTACCGAAGGAATGCTAGATGCAACAGTTGGATCAGGAAAAACCATAATAATGTTGGAGGTGATTCACCGCTTAGGGCTGACTGCAACAATCTTAGTTCCGAATAAAACCTTACTAGCTAACTGGGAGCTGGAGTGCAAGAAATTCTTAGACTATCAACCTGGCTTAATCCACGGTGGCTACAAAGAAGTTAAGGACATAACGATTAGCACGTTTCAGAGCTTGTATACAACTAACTTGTCAACTCAGAAAAAGAAAGTTGTCAACCAACTTGTCAACAACACGTCAATTCTAATTTGCGACGAAGCTCATGGAACAATAACAAAAGAAAATAAAAAAGTAATAAGTAGATTTAATCCCAAACATATTTACGGTTGTAGCGGAACTTGCGATAGAGAAGATGGTCAAGGTAAGGCAATTAATTTCTTTTTTGGAAACACAGTTGCACGCCACGAAGCTCAACAACTAAAACCACTGGTAGAGATAATGAAAAGTAAAACCAAGATACCCGTGTTAGCACAGTACAACGAGATGATTGACGAGATGATTGATAACAAAAGTAGAAATACTTTAATAAATGGTTTGATAGTTGGAGAGATTTTACAAGGAAAAAAGATATTAGTTTTAACAAAAAGAATCCAACACTATAGAAACTTAGAAAAACAAATGTGTACAGTAGATGGTGTATACTACATCGACAGTAAAGACCCCGAACGAAATGATAAACTTATGATGATGAAGCAAGGACTAATGGATTTTAATGTAATATTCGGCACAACAAATCTACTTGCTCAAGGTACTGATATTCCTACACTTGATACGTTAATCATTGCCTGTGATTTAAAGAGCAAGATACTTACCACCCAAAGTGCAGGAAGAATACTAAGAATATTTAAAGGTAAAAATGACCCAAAAATAATAGACATTGTAGATAACTACAACCCAATCCTTAATAGACAAGCTTTGTCGAGGCAGAGTCTATATAGACAGAAGAAGTGGGAGATTAAATATATTAACTAATATGAATTATAGCCAAAGAAGATGGGGAGACAGCCAAGCAACCTCAATATTAAAACATAAGGGGATAAAACCATACGCATTTATTCAGTCTCTAGGATTAAAAGCTAGTGATGTGCAAACACAGTGGACTAATAAACTAAGTGGCAAGGGGACTGTGACTAAAGACGAGAGAGATCTTATTGTTAAGACTTTAAAAAAACTTACTGGTTCTTCATCCACCGACTTCGGATTAGAACAAGAGCCAGAGAGATTTAGGTGTTTGTAATATGAAACAACAATAACATGTACAACGAGAAATCATTTACAGCTGACTTTTGTAAATGGTTAAGAAATAAAAGAAAACAGGGAGAATTTTGTTGGACAATGACGTTCGAACACAAAGTAGCTAAAAAAAATAGAGTTAATTTTAAAAGCGATTTTAGAGAGCACCAGATACCAATGTTAGAGATGTCCCAAGAGGGTTGCGTCTATCATAAATTGTCAGACTTGGATATAGGGCGTAAGCCTTTTGACGGGGTACAAGTTTGTCATGCAGATGCTTATGCTGTTTTTTTGTGGTACAAACCACGACAGCCTAAAGTATTCTATATGATAAATGTTGAAGACATCGTCAAATTTAAAAAGACTCACAAGTCTATAACTGAAATAGAGGCACAGTCTATTGCAAGTTATACCTGTAAGTTGAAATAAAAAACCACCCTGTAATGGGTGATTTTTTATAGCCTCCTCTAACGTAGTGCAGTGAGTAAACTTTTCAGGCTAAACACCTTACAGATAAAGGAAGCTATAGATTAATTACCGTCGTATCTACAAATTATTATTGTCTATCGTAACGAATATAACCTGAGACTACCTTTTGAAGTCCCATTAAAGCACCAGCAACCATACCAACTACTAGTCCTTTAAGATACAACTTAGGCTCTGCTATGTCAACTGGAATAGCTACAAATGCAGCTAGAGCACCTGCAATTAAGCCATATATAGCACGGTATGCACCACGCTTTAATGTTTCTTTACTAGGCATATTAACTTTGGTTAATACTTTAATTAAATATTGTTTAAGCATACAAATCATTTAACTTTTTAATAGTCTTTGGACCACATGAACGTCCGCCCAAAGAATTTAACTCAGAAATGTCAGCAACCTTGTGTTTTACCTGCCACTTATACACCGAACGGCACGTAATCGACCCATAATAGCCCGTACAGTCGATATTAGATGGAAACAGTCCCTCTGCCTTCAAAATCTTCTGTAACTCCTTTAC